GCATCTGGATCATGCTGATCTGGTTTGTGGCTCCGCATTCATTCCACGTCTCAAGCGTTTTATCAAAAATCCTGCGGATCCGTTCTGGCCCCCATCCTTTATCCCAGTACCGGGCAAAGGCGATTGCCGCCGCACTGTAGATCAGATCGACCTGCTTACGCATCTCCTGATCCAGCTCACGGTTTACTCTTTTCAGTACGTCCATCCTCGTGCTCCTTCCTGGCCGGCTTTCCGCAGTTGGTCGCATCCTGCATTTCCACGATCGTCTCTCCAATCTTGTACAGCACCGCCGCGCCGATGCCGATTAAGGCCAACAAAGCCACGATAAATAATACCGTCTTCATCTCTTTCCCCTTTCAATACATCGTTTGTGAAACCATAATTCTGTCCGCCTTTTTGTCATGGCATACTCACACGCCTCATCCAACATGATTTCCTTACCGCATGCCTGACAGATATGGATTTCTTTTTTTCCTTCCTAGATTTCATCAGTCGTTTCCCTCCGCTGGTAATATTTTCTGAGGGCTATGTACATATCCTCGAACAGTTGTCCCATGTCCGGGTTGACTGCCCTGTATTTTTTATGCAGTTGATTACCCTCATCTAACAATCTATCCCATACGGCATCGTTCAGGCGATCTGTCCCATACTTCTTAAACAGATGCCATATTTCTGTCTGGATCTGATAGATTACCTTCATTTCATCCATTGATTCTCTCCGTGTAACAAAATATTGATTATGTAACACCTCTAAAATATCTATGTAACTTTTCTGTAACCGCACAAGACCGCATACATACAAGCTTTTCGGATATCAGTAACAAAGTAACAGTAAATTTTGTACCTCCTATATAGGCTGAAAAATATCTCAATTCTTCTCTTTCTTATATTTTTTTCTCGTATATACATGTAAAAAGTCGCTGTTACCTTTGTTACCTGTTACCTTTTAGTCAAACGGGAGCTCTTCCTGAACGCACTCCGGCAGGTCATCAATGCTGACAAAATTATCCTCTTCCGGTGCACTATCCCGTTCCATTTTCAGCCATACGCAGCGCACAGCCGTGCCGGATACTTTCTTTAACTTCGTCATGTTTCCGGCCTGTGTCTGAAGGAGGTTTTCCCGTCCTGCCCAGTTCAGGAACGATTTCTTGGAAAATCCTCCCTTTTTGCAGATGGAATCCATCACATTATTGTAGATGATCGCATATCCCTTTTCGATCACTCCCCATTTTTCCGCTGTATTGCTCATCGGGTCAAACTTCGCCCGGTTAATATCTACTTCACTCAATATGTACTGATAGCAGCGCTCGTTATCCGATAGCTCATCACGGTCCACCAGCACTTCTTTTGCTTCTTCTAGGGATAGGTATTGACCGTCCTTGAACAGATAATCTGTCGCAATCCGGTCTGCAGTCAGGATGATAGACAGGGAAATGCTCTGTTTCTGCATCTTTTCATCGTCATATATCTCTGCCTGGATCTTCCGCTGCATCTCCCTCAGCTCTGCCGGATCCATATTTTTGATCACATCAATAAAGTCTCTTCCGGCATATCCATAGTTCTTTTTTAACGTCTCAACCGTCTCTTGCGGATCACGGTATAGGTTATCCCCACACTCAATTTCCAGAATTCTGTTGATCGCTCCGCCCTGCGTCACATAAGACGATAAGGGACGCTCTCCATTTGTCAGGATCGCATTCCTCCACTTGTTTTCCCTGCTCATTCCAAGCTCCTTGTTGGAACGGGACTTACCTTTTCCGGAGCACAGATCGTATACCATGCCTTCAAAGTTGTCCCGGATCCTTGACGATACTTTACTGGTATCATCCAGAATCATCGGCAGGCTGTTCAAAAGATCTGCGCGTGCTTCCAGGGCAACGTCCGTAGTTTCAAAGTCCCCGATATAATTGCTTTCATCCGGATCTGCCCAGACCGACGCTGCCAGCATCAGTGTCACGGTTTTTCCGCCTTCGGTTTCGCCCCAGAGGTCCACGATAAACGGCAGCCCTCCCAGCGGAGAAATCAGCACGCTGGCAAAGGATGCAGCCAGCATCATTTTTATTTCGATTCTTCCGGATCTGCGCAGCTCTGACGCATGACGGTACCAGGTATCCTCACTCCCCTTTAACCGGATCGATTCAAAAATCGGTTTAAAACGGATATCGCCATCAAAAATAATATCCGTATCATATGGCAGGAAATTATTCCTGACCCATCCAAGTTTAGAACTGGAATACTGCACGGAAATATATTTCTCGTTCATGTTCTCCACGTCAGCCAGATAACGCACCAGAAGCTTTGCATTTTCACTCGTCACCGCAACCCCTCTTCCTGACAGCGCAACGATCTT